GCTCGGGCCGTTTCGCATGCGCCACTCTGGCGGGGTATGATATGACGGCCGGCACCCTAACCAACCGCGTTCGCTTCGAACGCCAGACGCCCGGCGCGGATGATGGGTACGGGAATACACTGCCCGCGGCATGGACTCCCGTAGCGACCGTGTGGGCCTCGTTCCGCCCTCGGTTTGGGCGTGAGCAGGTCGAAGCCGGGCGACTCGAAAGTACAGTTATGGGCGCGCTTATGGTGCGCCGGTCTGCGCTAGCAGCGTCAATCACGGCGGCCGACCGCGCAGTGTTCGTCGCGGGGCCGTACAGCGGCAAGGTCTGCCAGATCCGGTCAGTTGTCCCGACGATGGACAATTCTGGACTGGAGATGCTGCTTGAAGAAGGCGTCGCCACGTAATGCCCCGCGTGACGTTCAGCAAAGACTTCGACTTCCTGGCCAAGCCTGGCGTCGTACTCGCGAACCTGACCGGCCAGACAGTCCTAATCACCACGCCGCACGCGAAAGCGGCTGTAGCGGCAGGAGCTGCGGTCTATGTCGAGAGTGACCGGCCGGCAGAGTCTGGCGGCAAAGCTGGCGCGGATACAGGGCGCTCCACGTACGGCGATACACGCGGCGCTCCGGCAGGGAGCCGAAGAAATAACGGCGATGCAAAAGCGCCTCGCGCCCCGCGACTCGGGCGACTTGGCGGATAGCATAGGCTACACGTTCGGGGACTATCGGGCGCAGAATGCAAACGTCCGCGGCGTAATGGGTGGCACAAGCGGCAACGACCCTGACCTATCAGTCACCCTCCACGCGGGCGACGCGAAAGCATATTATGCCATGTTCGTCGAGTTCGGCACGGCTGCCCACACGGCCGGCGGCAAGTTCAAGGGCGCGCAACACCCCGGCACCGCTCCCCACCCGTTCTTTTATCCCGCGTATCGGGCGCTGAGAAAGCGCGCCAAGTCGCGCATCTCCCGCGCAACCACAAAGTCCATCAAAGAGGCGGCAGGTAAATGAGCGATCCGGCATTGCCGCTGCAAGCGGCCTATGTGACGCGCCTCAAGTCGCAGGTCGCTGCAGTGGCAAGCCGCGTCTATGATCGCGCTCCGCAAGACGTGGTCTTTCCCTTTCTCCAGATCGGCGACATCCAGACCATCAGCGACGGCGCGGACTGCCTCGATGCCACGGAAGTCTATGTGACGCTCCACGTCTGGTCCCGCGCGATCGGGCAGGTCGAGGCGCGGACATTGGCCGCTGCCGCGCGCACGGCGCTGCACGAGTGGCTGCCCACGTTGACGGGCTATCGTTGCGTTGAGCACGTCCATCAAGGCACGATAACTCTCGATGACCCGGACGGCATTACGTCGCACGGCGTTTTAACCTTCCGGGCACTGATCGACCCGGTTTAACCAAGGAGGCCAATTTGGCTGCCCCAACCACCCTGAAATTCGGAGCCGGAGCCTTCTACATCGGCGACGGAGCCGAAACCGAAGTATTCACGAAGATCTGCGGATTCACCGAGGCGTCTCTGGCGATCGAGAAGGAATCGAACGACACGACCGTTCCGGACTGCGACGATCCGGACGCTGCGGCCTGGACCGAGCGCGACGTGGTTGCGCTGTCGTGGTCGATGACGTTCTCTGGTGTTCTAGCCAAGGAAGCCCTCCCGCTTCTGGAGGCTGAAACCCTGCAATCGGCTCCGACCAATGTTCGCTTTGACCTTGCTGGCGCGGGAACGGGTACCGGTACGCCCAACAAGCGGTACGCCGGCCGGGCACACATCCGCCACACGATCACCGGCGCACGCGGCGAGAAGTGGCAGGTTGAGGTCACCGTCGAGGGCGACGGCGCTATCGCGTCGACCAGCGTAGCGGCCACCTAATGTCGCGCGACGCTTCAATCTCATTCGACTTTGGCGATGGCGAGCATAGGTTCCGCCTCGCCATCGGCCAGCTCCGCGAATTGCAGGAGAAGAGCGGGGTCGGTCCCATGCGGCTGTTTCAGCGGCTCATGGACGGGTCATGGATGGTGGACGATGCGCGGGAGGTTCTGCGCATCGGCCTCATCGGCGGCGGGATGAAGCCAGCCGAGGCTCTCGGGCTGGTTCGGCGCTACATTGACGAGCGGCCTATGATCGAAGCACAGGCGCCGGCCATGCTGGTGCTTGGTGCGGCGCTTCACGGCACCGAGCAAGAAGACCAGCCGGGAAAAGAGGAAGCGCCCGCCGCAGCGACGGACGCGACTTCCTCGAGTTCGCTGCCATCTACGGACACGGGGCCGTAATGGGGTTTCCGCCGCCCGTTGTCGACGCAATGAGCCTATGGCAGTTCTTCGCCTGCACAGACGGCTGGAGAGCGGCGCACGGAGGAGAACAGTCGAAGGAAATGTCAGATGCTGACTTTGCGGCAGCTGAAGCCGCCTATGAGGCGTTCCCCGAGACGACGAGCTAAGGGCGTGGCGCCGTGTTCCTTGCAATGTCCTCGAGCAACTCGAGGCCGTACGCGAAACCGAGCAGCGGCGCCCCCGCCAACAGCATGGCTACGCCCCACGGCAAGAGGGCGAACATCCCTGCCCCGGAGACGAAACTAAATCCAATTGCGCAAAACCCGACAAAAACGCTGACTACACCGAAGAACCGCAACAAGCCTTTAGCCATGGAATCCCCCTTAGATGGCCACTGACATCGAACGCCTGACGGTTGTCTTAGAGGCAAATATCAAGAAGTACGAGAGGGAAATGGCGCGGACTCGCACCATTACCGACAAGGCCATGCGCGATGTCGAGCGTAGCGCGTCGTCTTCCATGAAGCGACTAGAGGGCATTATGAGCGGCGCAGGCGCTAGGCTGAAGGCCGGTCTCGCTGGCGCATTGGCGGGCCTATCCGTGCGGGAGGTCGCACAACTCGCCGACTCCTACACGAAGGTGCAGAACTCTCTCAAGGTCGCTGGCCTCGAGGGCCAGAAGCTCAAGGTCACCTACGAGGCGCTATACGCAGTTTCGCAGCGGCAGGCGGCACCCTTGGAAGCAATGGCGTCGCTATATGGCAAGCTGTCGATGGCGCAAACCGAGCTGAACGCCACCGGCCCGCAAATGTTAAAGTTCACCGAGGGCGTCGGAATGGCGCTTAAGATCCAAGGCACATCTGCTGGAGAGGCATCGGGCGCGCTGCTCCAACTTGCACAGGCGATGGGCGGCGGGGTTGTCCGGGCCGAAGAGTATAATTCCTTATTGGAAGGGGCGCGTCCGCTATTGCAGGCCGCCGCTGCGGGTATGGTAGAGGCGGGCGGGTCTGTTGCACGGCTGACGGCACTTGTGAAAGATGGCAAGGTCTCATCGGAGGCGTTCTTCCGCGCGGTGCTGGCCGGGATGCCAGTTCTCGAAAAGCAGGCGGACTCTGCGGCGACGACAATGTCGCAAGGGTGGAGCAAGACGCGCGACGCGCTGGTCAATCTGGTCGGCAAGTTGGACGAGGCCGGCGGGATGTCAAAGACCGCCGGCGATGCGTTCAACGGCGTGGCCAACGCGATCGGCGGCATTGCCGACCGGGTACCGGCCGCGGTTGACGCCCTGAATAGCCTCCAGGCGAAAATGACGGAGATCGGCAACAGTTCGGTTTTCAAGAAGATATACGAGGGCGCAAGCGCGATCGGCCTCGGCGGAATGAACGGCGTCGTCGATACAAACAAGTTCGACGCCGCTTTTGGCGCGCCTACAAATGCCGGCAGCATGAGGGGCTATAAGCCGCCAAGTGCAACGTCTCCCATCGTTCCAATCCGCAATTCAGACTACGCCGTACCAGGCGCCGATAAGAATGGAAGAACTTCCCGCGATAGGGTCGACGAATACGAGCGCGAGACAGCGTCGATCGCAAAGCGGACGGCGGCGCTCGACGCCGAGCGCGCGGTAGTTGGTAAGTCAGCCGGCGAAGTCGCGAAGGCCGAGGCGTCATTCAAGCTACTTGAGGCGGCTAAGGCGGCCAATGTTGCCATTACCCCGCAGCTCTTGTCAGATATCGACGCCATGGCGACGAAGTACGGCGAGGCTACCACAGCGATCGAAGCGGCACGCGACGCGCAAGAGGGTGTTGCCGAGGCAATGCGTGATTTCCAATCGACTGCTAAGGACGCGGTAAGCGGTTTCGTCAGCGACCTCCGTCGCGGCGAATCGGCCGCCGATGCTTTCGGAAACACGCTTGATCGCCTTGCCGACAAGGTGGTCGACATGGCTTTGAATGCCGCCTTTAGCTCCAACAAGAGCGGCCTGGGTGGCCTGGGCAGCATCTTCAGCAGTCTTTTCGGCGGCGGCGGTGGCGTGTCTATGAACCCAACCGGCCGCGCGTCTGGGGGCTTGGTAAGGACAGGCACTCCGTACACGGTCGGCGAGAGCGGGCGCGAGACGTTCGTTCCGACGACGCCGGGCCGCATTATTCCACATGGTAGCGGCGCCGGTAGCACCATCGTCAACATCGTCAACAACAGCGGCGAGCCAGTGTCCCAGAAGAAATCAAAGACGGCGGGCGGCGAGCGCATCGACGTTATGATCGGCGCCATGGTTGCCCAACAAACAAGCACGCCCGGTAGCCCCATGAACAAGGCCGTGAGAACAATGGGCGGCGGTATGCCGCTGACGAGGCGGTGAAATGACAGCTGCATGGCCAACGACACTGCCAGATAGTTTCACGTTTGAAAGTTACGGCGAGGGCTTCGGCGACGGGCGTCTGCGTTCAGAGACGGACACGGGGCCAGGAAAGATTCGCCTCCGCTCCTCTGCCATTCCGGAACCGCTATCGGGACAAATGAAGATGACCGGTGCGCAGATAGAAATCTTGCGTCTGTTCATCAAGACGACCCTCGTCGGAGGAACGTTGCCATTCACTTTCAAGTCACAGCGTGGCGGGTCGTCGATTCTCGTCCGTTTTGGTGAGGATCTGCCGACGTGGCAGCGGTTCGCTACAGGTCTGTATTTGGTCAGTATCAAGTTGGAGGTTCTGCCGTGAGCCGCACGCTATCCCTGACCATGCGGGCAGCCATGAATGCCGAGGTGACTGGCGAGGTGGCCGTTGTACTGCTGACGATCGAGCATGCGGACCTGGCAACACCAATTCGGTTATCGAGCGATACGACCTCGCGCCTGACAACTGACCCGCTGATCTACGGCACTGAGAGCAGGGGAAACCAGTTTCTGTTTCTGCCATTCTCGGCTGTTCTGCCGGACGACAAGGACGAGGCGCCGCCGCAAGCGAAGGTGGTCATCGATAACATCGACCGCGAGATTATCCCGCTTTTGCGGTCTACATCGACACCATCGTCAGTCACGCTTGAGCTTGTTCTCGCGTCATCGCCAGACGTGGTTGAGATGTCCTACGCGGCGCTTGACCTCGTTGCTGCCGACTACGACTCCCAGAGCATCACCATCAGTCTTGCCATGGATGCCTTCGTCACTGAGCCGTATCCAGCCGACACAATGAACCCGTCGAGCTTTCCAGGGATTTTCTGATGGACCTGTCTCCTTTCGTTGGCGTCGGGTGGGCCGACAAGGGCCGCTCCACCGACGCGTGCGATTGCTGGGGGCTGGTCCTGCTTGTCTATCGAGCGGCGTTTGGCATAGCTTTGCCGAGCTATGCGGAGGCCTACGCTACCCCAGCAGATCGTGCCACCGTCTCCGGCCTTATCGCCGGCCGCCGATCAGAATGGGCACCGGTCCCTGCCGGGCAGGAGCGGCCACTTGATCTCGTCCTCATGACCGAGGCGGGAATCCCCCGCCACATCGGCATCGTCGCCGGTGCGGGGTGCGTCCTGCACATGGTGCCGCAAGGCGAAAGCGTCATCGAGCCGTACACAACCGGCAAGATCAAGCACCGCGTCGCTGGTTTCTTCCGTCACAAGAGCACCTGAATGACACAACAAATCGTGCCTGCCGCGCTCAACGGAGAGATCCTTGGGCCAGGCGATGGTGTGCGCGTCATCGGCGCGCCTCACCCACTGACGAATGACCGCGTAGAGCGCATCCTCCCGGCCGGGCTGTCTGTCGCGGAGATGATTGAGGCCGTCGCTGGGCTCGACGAGACTAGCTTGCCGCGCCGGTTCATCGCCTATGTCGATGGCGATCCTATCCCCGAGGAACATTGGCGCGCAGTCCGCCTCAAGCGCGGGGCGACGCTGACCTTCCTCGCCAGGCTGGAGGGTGGAAACCTTCTGCGCAGCGTGGCGATGATTGCTGTTGCGGTCCTGGCCCTAGTTGTAACAGGTGGTTTTGCCGCGCCGCTTCTCGGAGCCACGCTTGGAACCGGCCTTGGCGCAAGCCTGTTGGGTGCCGCTATCACGATCGGCGGCACGCTGCTCGTCAACGCGCTCATGCCAATCCGCCCCACGCAACTTGCGGACCAGGGCGCCGGCAGCTCTGACTCCCGCAAGCCATCTTATTCGATCGGTGGCGGCCGCAACCAATCGCAGCAATACGCCGCTATCCCATCCATCCTCGGCACGCACCGCGTGTCACCGATGTACGCGGCTCCACCCTACACCGAGATTGTTGGGGATGAGCAGTATCTGCGGCTGCTTTTCGTTTGGGGCTACGGCCCGCTCAATATCGCCGACATGCGGATCGGCGAAACGCCGCTCGGGCAGTTCGATGGCGTGGAATCGGAGACTCGATACGGATACCCAAGCGATACGGCCGGAACGCTATACCGCACACCGGTCATTGAGGAACAGCTTTCAGTAGAGCTTGGAGCTGGCGCCGGAACCTTCGTCCGCACGACGGCCGACGATGTTGACGCGATCTCGATAGACGTGACGGCGCCGAACGGCATTTTCAGAGTTTCCAAGTCTGATGGCTCGTTCAGCTTCATCACTGTCGAGGTGCGCGCTCGATACCGCAAGTTGCCTTACGGAGATTGGGTGAACTGGGGCACCATGCGGTTTGCCAACAATGTACAGGAAACCCTCCGGCGAGGTCTCTATAAGCACGTCGACCGCGGCCAGTACGAAGTCGAACTGCTGCGCATGACGAACAGTTTCACCGGGGAAGACCAGTTCTCAGATACAGTGATGTGGACGGCCCTGCGGTCACTTCGCAGCCAGCACCCCATCAATACCCGTAAGCCTGTCGCGTGGACGGCCTTGCGGATCAAGGCCACCGCTCAGTTGAATGGTGTCGTCGATACATTCAACGCCATTGTGTCGTCCCGTCAGAAAGCGTGGAGTGGTGCGTCATGGGTCGCTGATAGCACGTCAAGCAACCCTGCTGATCTCTTCCGACACGTGTTGCAGGGGGCGGCAAACGCTCGACCGGTGGCCGACAGCAAGATCGACCTCGCGACTCTTCAGGACTGGGGGACGTGGTGCGCTGGCCGTGGCTACAGATTCAGTCAGGTCCGCGACCAAGTGGCATCGGTCTATTCGACGCTAGCCGACATTGCGGCAGCCGGGCGAGCCATCCCGATTATGAGGGATGTGAAGTGGTCGGTGGTCTATGACCGCGACGACCTGCCGATCGTGCAGCACTTTACGCCTCGAAACTCCTCTGGGTTCAGAGGTGCGCGAACCTATAAGCAGATGCCGCACGCACTGCGCGTCAGATTTCTCAATGAGGACAAGAACTATGCCCAGGATGAGCGCGTCGTATACAGCGATGGCTATACGTCCAGCAATGCGACCCTGTTTGAGTCAGTTGAGTTTCCTGGCGTTACCAACGCAGATCTGATCTGGAAATTTGGGCGCTATCATCTGGCGCAAGCCAAGCTGCGCCCCGAGACCTACACGCTTCAGTGCGATTTCGAGAATCTTGTTTGCACGCGTGGGGATCGGGTGCGCGTCTCCCATGACATTCCGCTCTGGGGGCAGATGCATGGACGGGTCAAGGCGATCGATACCGACAGCCGGACAGCAACCCTCGATGAGTCGGTGATCATCGAGCCAGGCAAGGCCTATTGCATCCGGTTCCGCGCAGCAGACGGATCATCGTTGTTCCATCCGACATCGACCGCTTATGGCAAGGTCACACAGGTCGCATTGGTCGGGACCGACGAACTCCCGGCCGTTGGTGACCTGTTCATGTTTGGCGAGCTTGACCGAGAGAGCGCCGTCCTCAGGGTCCTCTCGATCGCGCCTAGCGACGATCTCACCGCGACGCTGACGCTTGTCGACGATGCACCAGAAATCTATGACGCGGATACCGGTGCAATTCCAGACTTCGATAGCCAAATTAGCGACCCCATCAATCTGGCAGCGCTGGCCCCGCTATCGTTCGAGGTTGGCGAATACATCTATGCCTTCGGCTCCGGTGCGAAAGCAGGCGCCTATCTGAGCTGGCAAGTGGCGCAGATGAGTGACGCGCAACGGTTTGAGATCCAGATGCGCAGCGAGGGTAGCAGCGTCGGATGGAAGACTGTCACGGTCGTATCTGGGCCACAGACTGACTATAAGATCCTTGACCTCCCGGCCGGGGCCTACAGTTTCCAGATCCGGACGTTGTTCGGTACCAGGGCATCGGATTGGCGGACTATTTCCAACAAGCAGCTTCTCGGCTTGATGGCCCCGCCACCTGACGTGACAAACTTCAATATCGCGGTGCTTGGGGACGCTGCGACTCTATCATGGACTGCAATCCCGCAGCCCAACATGAGCCATTTTGAAATACGCTATTCCCCCCTAACGACCGGAGTCACATGGGGGACGGCGGTCGCAATCCCCTTCCGCGGACAGGGGACGCAGCTCCAGGTTCCTGCTCTTGTGGGCACCTACCTGATCAAGGCGGTGACGCAGCAGGGCGTCTACAGCGTTAACGCGGCGCTGCTGACATCCGAGACAGCCGCCCTGACGAACTTCAACGCGGTTGAGGTCATTGTTGCTGACCCGGCATTCGACGGGACCAAGAGTGACGTTGTTGTGTTCGATGGTGTGCTGCAGCTCGATGTATCCGGCAACAGCGTGTCGTCGTGGGCGTCTGTTTCAGATCTTGCTAACGTGTATCTCGGCACCGGCGCACTCGCCGATGAGGGAATCTACACCCTGGCGGAGTCGGTTGATCTAGGCGCCACCTACACGTCGCGGGTCGCAGTCGCAATCGAAGCATACGGCGACAATGTAACAAACACGGTCGGCTCCTGGGCTCGCTTGGCCGACATCCTCAACATCTCGGGGGCTGACGCCTCACAATGGAGCGTTGAGGTGTTCTACCGCAAGTCGCCGGTTGGCGGCGGCACATCGTTTGTGCTGCTCGAGGATGGCGGCCGGGTCCTGCTCGACGGTGACAGCGGCAGCATAGTGGTGGACGAGGAGAGCGGATGGTCCGACTGGATGCCGCTGCTGGTCGGCGACATCACTGCGCAGAAATTGCAGTTTCAGGTTCGGATGCGCGGCGGCCGAAGCAACACCGTTACTCCTGTGCTGCGCTCGCTCGCGATCACCGTCGACATGCCGGATCGGGTTGAGGCCGGCAGCGACATCTCCATCCCCTCGGTGGGGCGACGGATCACGTTTGTTCCACCGCTGAAAGAGCTCCAGGCGCTTGCCGTCGACGGGCAGGGGCTAGCTAGCGGAGACCGCCGCGAGATCACTGCCAAGGACGAGACGGGATTCACCGTCAGATTTTTCAACGCAGCGGACGCGCCTGTCGCCCGCACCATCGACTTTATTGCTAAAGGATACGGGAAAGCTTCATGAGCCAGGATTTTACTTCGACGTTCGACCCGGAGAACAGCGGCGCTGAACTCGTTGCGTGGCTGATCGGGAATTTCTCGGCCATCCTGTCGTGCCATAGCGGCACTTCGGCGCCGACCTATGCGGTCCGCGGCACGTGGTGGAACGATACCACAACGCTGACGGTCTCTGTCTACAAGGTCTATGACGGTGCCGACTGGAATACGGTCTTCACTCTCAACGAGGCGACGGGCGGCATCACACTGCCCGCCGTCACTGTCGGCGCGGCTACGGCCGGCGGGCACGCCATGAACCAAACGGCGGCTGATGCTCGCTATGTGCAGCCGGGCACACTCGCAGCATATGCTCTATTGGCCGGCGGTGTTTTTTCCGGAGCCGTAACTTTTAACGGAGACATCTCTGCGATTGGGAATATCACCCTTACCCCGGGCTCTGGCCAAGCGTCGATGAACGGCCGGTGGCTCGTCACATCGGCCGGCACGACTGACAATCTGCGCCTCAATCGGACGGGCGCTGGCACCCCCTATTCTTGGGCCATCTTTCAGAATGCAGGGACGACGGGCGGTTCGATCCAGTGGACCGGCAGTGCAACGAGCTATGTCACCTCGTCGGACGGCCGGCTGAAGCCGGTGCGCGAGAACTTCGATCCCGGGGAAATCATCGACGCGACAGAGGCTATCCGCCACAACTGGCTCCACGCCCCGGAGGATTGGTCCTATGGCGTCATCGCGCAGGACGCCCACAAGATATTCCCGCAGGCAGTGACTGTCGGCAGCGAAAACATGGACGACGAAGATTTTCAGCCGTGGGGCGTCGATTACTCGAAATACGTTCCGTTGCTGCTGAAAGAGGTGAAATCGCTTCGTGCCCGCGTAGCAATGTTGGAGTCTGCCAATGGCTGATGTCAAAGTTTCTGCCCTCCCGGCCTCCTCATCGCTTGACGGGAGCGAGGGAATTCTCGTTGTCCAAGGCGGACTAAGCCGCAAGGCTACCGCTGCTCAGGTCAAGGCGTATGTACTTGCCGCTCTCGCATCTGGCGACATTTCGGACTTCACCGAGGCGGTGCAGGACGTGCTCGGCGCGGCAGTCGTCGCCGGGGCTGGGATTGGCGTCGCATATGACGACGTGGCCGGGCAGGTCACCATCACCGGCACAACTAACGAGGTGATTGACGACCGGGTGGCTGCGCTGCTGCAAGCCGGGACGAACATCACCCTGAGCTATGACGACACGGCAAACACGCTGACGATTGCGTCGGACGCTACGGCCTCGATGCCGGCCGGTTCGGTGGTGGGGAGTTCGCTCTCATCATATACAGCCAACGCCGATATTACGGCCATTATCCCCATTGACGATACAATTCCACAAATCGGCGAAGGGGTTCAAATCCTATCGGTTTCAATTACGCCAACCTCTATTACAAGCAAGATTCGTGTTCGTTTCCAAGGCATCGCGAGCCTAGCAGCCGCCGGAAATTGGATCGTAGCGGCCCTCTTCAATGGTAGTGCGAGTGCAGTGCGTGCGACTACGATAGGAGTAGCTACTGGCGGTTATCTATATTCTATAGGGTTGGAATATGAATACACGCCCGCTTCTCTCTCTGCCATCACGTTTTCTATCCGAGTTGGCCCAGGAGCGGCCGGGACATTGCGGCTCAACGGGTCGGTAGCATCCCGCTATTTGGGTGGGGTAGCGGCAGCAACTCTCGTCGCTGAGGAGATCAAGGCATGAACTACACCGTTCTGAGCGCTTCCTATGCCAATGCCGATCACACCGCTGCTCTCATCCTCACAGAAGAGGCTGGCGCCGTTCTTATCTCGCACGTTGATACGCCGGATCTGTGGGCTGATCTGGAGAGCTACCCAGTTGCAGACTACGACCCTCCAGTTGAACCTTTCCCCGCCGTTGTCACCGCCGCACAAGCGAAAATCGCGCTGTTCAACGCAGGGCTCCTCGATCAGGTGAAAGCGGTCGTTGCGGGTTATCCTTATGAAGTCGTGCGGATCTTCTTCTCTGATGCTGGGGTGTGGGAGAGGGGGAATCCCTACGTCCAGGCGCTCGGCATTGAGATCGGCCTGACAGAAGAGCAAATGGACGATCTGTTTATGTCAGCGAGCCGTCTCTGACGCGCTCCTAGCCACATGCGGGCCGCCCTCTGAGGCGGCCTTTTTTATTGGAGAACTGAGAATGACCATCAACCGCGCCGCGTTCTTCGCGGCTGTGCGGGCGTCTTTTAGTGCGCTCAAACAAGGCCAAGTGGACGGCTTCAACGCAGTTTTGGACGCATGGGAGGCTGGCGGTGGCGGGGATGACCGGCACTTCGCCTATATGCTCGCTACAGCCTGGCATGAGACCGCATTCACGATGCGGCCAATCAAGGAAATGGGCGGTGGGGCGTACTTCAAGAAGATGTACGACATCGAAGGCAGCCGCCCCAACAAGGCGCGCGAGCTTGGGAACCTGTCTCCCGGCGACGGCGCACGCTACTGCGGACGGGGCTACGTCCAACTGACGGGGAAATACAACTACCGCAAGGCCGGGGCTGAAGTCAGCGCGGATCTTGTCAGCGATCCCGACCTTGCCCTATACGCTCCGGTGGCTGCCGCAATCATGTTCGCCGGGATGCAAGGCGGCTGGTTCACCGGCCGGAAGCTCTCTGACTATGAGGGTGGCGGAAACGAGTTCGACCCGGTGAGCGCCCGCCGCATCATCAACGGCACGGACAAAGCGCAGTCGATCGCCGGGCACTATCGCAAGTTCATGGCCGTCCTGTTGGCCTCGCACGTCGCGGCTCCCGCTCCTATCAGGCCGCCACCGCCTGACATTCCACCTCCCGCCACCCCCACCAAGCCCGCCTCGAGCGGGTTTTTTGTTGCCATCCTGACCTCCGTCCTGAAGGCGCTGAAGAAATGAACCCGATTCTGATCCCGGTCATTACCGGAGCGATAGAGCTTATCCTTGGCAAACTGAAGGATGGCGAACCCGTTGAAGCCAAAGATGTGATCGACGCCGTTACGCCGCAGGCGCAGCAGGCTGAACAGACCATCGCAGACAGTGCGCGCGAGACGTGGCTTGCCGACCTCCACAACGGCGGGTGGATGGCTACGAGCTGGCGCCCACTTGCGGCGGTTACGGCCATCGCGGGGCTGGCGTGGGAGGGCTTCGGGCTTCCCGTTGTCAACATATTCATCGCGGTTCCGTACCCGCCGGAATACGTCTCACAGGCCTTCCTCTACACGCTCCTGACGCTGATCGGCGCTCGCGGAATCGAGAAAATCAACATCGCGCGCCGGAGGTAAGTCATGAGCACCGGCACCAATGAAATAGCAGGGCTGATGTCCGCATTTTCGGAGTTCCGCGGAGAGATGCGCGCCGAGATCAAGCACCTTAACAAAGGCATCGAAACCACAAGCGGCAAGATTGACAGCCTCGCAAAGTCATACGTCCCGCGCCCCGAATACGACCAGATGAATTCCGCAACCGCGGCTCGACTGAAGAGTCTCGAGGACAGCCGCGAGTGGATCATCAAGGCCGTTATCGGAGCGTGGCTATCCGGTCTTGGCGTTGTGCTCGGATGCGTGTTCGCGTTCTCAAAGATACTAACGAACTAGGGTTTAACAACTGGCGCACAGCTTGTAATGGTTGTATATTGCTTGTTGATCGCGACACCCCAACAGGGATGGGCAAATGCCGACACCTCCGCTTTCTGATGAGATCCTAAAAGAGGCCGTTGCGTTACGCGCCCGGCACTCCACGCTTACCGATGCTTCTGTCGAGTCCGGCATCCCCTGGGGCACACTCAAGAACCGCTTGGCGCGAGCTGCCGAGCGGGGACTGATGGGGTACGATCCGGTCTTGCCGGGGTTCGCCGTGCGGCAGGTAAGCACAACCCAGGACGCGCAGGGCAACACCGAGAAGACACACATTCAACAGCGCAAGGCGGCTGGCGAAGTGTTCGAAATGCCGGCTGGCCTGGCTCTCAAGGGCGTCACGGCGCTGGTTGACGGCGATGGCCGCGTCATTCACCAGCACCTAATGGGACGGCCAGACAAGCAGGCGCAACTCGACGCCATGCGCGCAGCCGTCGACGCCTTCAAGGAAGAGCTGCCGCGCGAGATTCCAGTCGCGGCTCCGAGACATTACAACCGCGCCGACCTACTCAACCAGTTTACCGTCACCGACCTTCACTTCGGCATGCTGTCTTGGCGAGAGGAGACGGGCGCCGACTATGACCTGGCCATAGCCGAGCAACTCTTGCTCGATTGGTTCTCTGCGGCCATTGCGATGTCACCTAACGCTAGTACCGCCATTCTCGCTCAGATCGGCGACCTACTCCACCATGACGGTATGGAGTCAAAAACACCGGCCAGTGGGCACATTCTCGACGCTGACTCTCGCCTTCCGAAGATTATCCGTGTTGTCATCCGCACCTTGCGGCGGGTTGTCAGGATGCTCCTCGAAAAGCATGACCGCGTTCACATCATTATGGCCGACGCAAACCACGATCCGGCCGGTGAGGCGTGGCTCCGCGAGATGTTCGCCGCTTTCTTTGAGGATGAACCGCGCATTTCAGTCGATAGCTCGGCGAGCACATATTACGTTTATGAGCACGGCGACGTTTCGCTATTCTATCACCACGGGCATAAGCGCAAGGTCGGCACGGTCGACAGCGTGTTCGCTGGTCAGTTCAGATCCATCTATGGCCGGACGAAAAAAAGCTATGCCCACCTCGGGCACCTTCACTCCGATGAGCTGAAGTCGACAAACCTGATGAGGGTCGAGAGGCACGAGACTCTCGCCGCGCCGGACGCCTATTCGGCAAATGGCGGATGGCTGTCTGGCCGCTCCGCAAAGGTCATCACCTACCATCGCCAGTTCGGTGAGGTTTACCGCAGCGTGCTCTCGCCGGAGATGGTGGCGGGTGCCGCAAACGACAACGAGCCTGGGAGGGCTGTGGCGTGAAACTCGTAATCTTGGAATCGCCCTACGCTGGCGACGTGGAGGCCAACGTCGCTTATGCGCGGCGCTGCGTGCGCGACAGCCTCTCCCGCGGAGAGGCCCCGATAGCATCGCACCTACTATACACGCAGCCGGGGGTGCTGGATGACGATGTGCCGGAAGAGCGCGAGAAGGGCATCCGCGCTGGGCTCGCTTGGCGTGAGGTTGCTCAGGGAAGCGTCGTCTACACCGACCGCGGCATGAGCAAGGGGATGGAGTACGGGGTAGCGGCTGCTTTGGCAGCCGGGCGGACCGTTGAGTATCGGAGCATCGGAGCATGATCATCGGACTCGCCGGGCGTGCCGGATCAGGCAAATCGACGGTCGCGGCGCACCTGGCCGCGCGCGGCTACCGGCGAATCCGATTCGCCGACCCGCTCAAGGATATGATGCGAGCGCTCGGACTGACGGAGCGGCACATCGAGGGCGACCTGAAAGAGCAGCCGTGCCCCCTGCTGGCCGGCAAGACGCCACGCTACGCCATGCAGACGATCGGAACGGAATGGGGCAGGGGGATCATTCACCCAGATTTGTGGGTCGGCGCATGGGAGGCCAGAGCGGCGAACGACAACCTCGTTGTCGCCGAAGACGTGCGGTTCCCGAATGAGGAGGCGGCTATCCGGCGGCTTGGCGGGTGGGTGATCGGGGTAGAACGGCCGGGCCGGGAAGTGGGGAGTGGACACCCGTCTGAAAACCAGCCGATCTCGCCCGACCTATGGCTGCGAAATGATGGGGACGTGCCTGCGCTGCTGGCGCAGGTCGACAGCGCGCTCATTTCGATATCGTGGGCAGCAACGGCCTAGCTCCGCAGGCGGGAATATGTCGTGCGCCCGCATCTGGCAATCAATACCAATCCACAACAAGTTAAATTTATACCACTTTTTGATTATGGCGGATTGAAGGCAGAGGACAAGGAGTCCACACTTCAACCGCTCGAGCAGACAAGGCCGAGTCGGGATTTGCAGCCCGTCCAACACGTGACGGCAACGGTCATATGGCCGGGGCCACGGGACATCCGCAAGGGTGTGCCGGTGTCACGTGCGCCGGTCTGCAAACCTGTGGGAACCCCGGCCACCCAGCCGGGAGTGGGGGATAACGAAAATGCTGAATAATGTAACGCCTCGGGCGGCGAACGAAGACGCACGCCTAGTCTACACCGCAGATACGCCTGTTACCCTGCGGATGCTTCTCGAGATCGCGCGAGCCGCGCACCGAGAGTGTCACATGCCAGGCTGCCCGCCGTCATATGCGGTCGCGCTCGTGAACGCGATCGAGGATCTGATTCCGAACCCGTGGCAGGGCGGGTGAGGGGAGCGGTTCACAGCCTGCAAAATGCGATGCTGTTGGCGCCGCTATAAGGCGACTTGATCTGCAGCGTCCACTTGGAGTCGAACTGATGGCCCTTCTGGCGCATCAGTTCTGCCATCTGGCCGCACAGCTTCCGAGCCTCACCGCTGTTCATGTCGACGGTTGCGGTGACCGTGGCGTTCCACCCGGACACCGCGCACGGCGCGCTGGCGAGACCAGCCCCATCCACAAGACGGCAAAGTAAGTATGCGCTGTCCACGCTGTCCGCTTTGGCACTGTGGCTTGCAAACAACAGCGACGCGATGGCTGCAACGGCCAGTCTGGGGATCATGCTGCACTCCTGAAAAAATTCTTCAGGAAGTGTCGCAATATGCGTTGGGGATGTCTATCCGCGCCGTAGCTGGGTTAATCGAAGATGCTTGTTTGCCAGACGGCAGCGCATACTCCAGGGCGATCTGGGTCATCAATGAAGATAATGCCCTTATCCTCCAGCGCCCGCCTAATCGCTTCCTCGTTCGCGTTCGTCAATTGAGTCCCGCTATCGAACGCTTCAGCCCGTCGAATCGTAGCAACGCCGACTTGCGACTGCGCGGCGAGATCCTCTGCCCGCCAACGGAGGATAGCTCGGGCTGCCCTAATCTGGAGTCCTTTGATACGCGACATATCAGATGAGCGCCTATTGATCGTTGCGAAAGCTGGTGATATGTAAGCTATCACGCGATCAATGAACTATCAACTGACGCGGGGGCGGCAAGCGGTGATCAGACCGCTTGCCGCTATAGCCAAGCCAAAGGAAGCACCAATGACCGAAGCCGCTGACACCGTTACCACGCAGAGACAAATCTGCCTATCTGACCTCAATACCCTCATCGATTGCGAGCCTCGTATCCGCGATCTACGCCTAGCTGAAGCGTTAGAAATGGCTGACCCGCATTCAATCCGGCGGATCATAGAACGACATGCGGAGGCGATAAAAGCCTTTGGAATCATAGTTTCCGATCC